TACCTTGAACGGTAATGGCGGAACCTAGGAATAGGTCGTCTGAAAATTGAGGCATCGTCTGCTCCTTGAAAAGTTTGACGAATAGTGGATAAAGGGGCTGAGTTTTACCCCAGCCCCTAATACTTTACACGCCGGGCGTGCCGTACATTGCGCGAGGATCAGTCCAGCCGATGTCGTAACGCTCAGTGCTCTTATAGCGCATTGAGTCAGTTTCGAAATCGCCTTCCATGGTTTTTTCCAAACCACGACGCATCATCAGTTTCATACCTTCTGGTGCATCGGTCTCTACCCACCATGCAGTTGCGGAAGTCAAACGAGAAAGAACAGTTGCGCCTTCTGGCAACAAACCAATTGATTTAACTGGGTTGATGTCGTTGTTTGCAGTTCCTGTACGCAGAACAGACTTCAGCAATACTTCAGCTTGGAACACATTGCCCGGTGCAACAACCAGTTTCAGTGGCTGCAAACGAATTTTCTTACCATTGTTGTCAACTGCTTGACGAACTTGGATAAGCATCTGTTCTAGTGAAGTTTGCGACAAGTTAGCAGCAGTCCCTAGCAGGTTGCTAAAGTTACCGTTAACGATTGGGTGTGTAGTAGCATTCAACTGAACGCCGTCACCGCCTGGGTAAGCACTATTGAAAGCACGATTCAGCACGTTGGCTGCAAGTGTTTCTTTAGTCTCAACCAAAGATTGCGCCAAGTGCTTGGCGTATACAGAACCGATACGGATGTGGTCGCCATCTTCAACCAACACTTTGGTCAGAGCGAAGGCCAAGCCATACACTTTGTACACATAGCGTTTGAGGAAGAGAACACCACCTTGTTGATACGACACAGGAGTACCGTCAGGCAACTCAGGTGCTGCACCAAAGCCGTACAGGACTGGCTCTTCATGGTAGTTACGTGGAATACCTTGTTGTTCACGGAAAACCGTGGACCATTCATCGGTACGTTGGTCATAAACTCCGTCGAATGCTTCGTTGAGAATTGGCTCAACAATCGACCGGAAGTCGGTACTTCTCATTGGGGCTGCCATAGTCTATGCCCTCCCTTAGATAGCGTTAAGAGTAGCGACCAACTGATGGTTAGCAACTTGTACACGAACAATCGTGTATGCATCACCCCAAGCGTTGTCAGCGTACGGTGCTAAGTCTACAATACGCAACTGACCGAAAGTCGAAGTACCTGTCAATGACGCCGACATAGTGCACTGTGACAAACCAGTTGTAGTAGAACCAGCAGTTAGGTTAGAAAAGTTAGCGTTATCGCCAATCGATGTTTGTGCTACAGAGCCATCAGCTTGAATCTCATATACGATCAAAGGATCGTTATAAAAATAAGCTATGCAGCTACCAGTTTGGTAAGCTGTATTTGCAGGCCAGTAGTTTGAAACACGACGACGACCTGTGGTATCTGTCCACTCTACGCCGGAGAATGCTCCAACGAAAGCTTCAGTAGAAGACACAGGGTTAATAACACCATTGTTGTACTTGACCGGCTGACCTTTCAGAATATCTGTATTGTAAGCCGATGTAATGCCATTGGCCAACGCCTGAGCACGTTCCAATCCCGTAGGAAAGAACGCCGGACGAAGACCGAATGGTGCAGAAGTTGCGCTCATAGAATGAGTCCTTTCACATTCGATATGCTAAATTACTCAAAAATTGGTACTTTAGCTGTGGCGTTAGATTCCATGCCTTCGCCTTCTATCGATACAAGTGAACGACCACCGCTATCGCGAGCTCCAAGCAATTGCTCTTGCTGCACCTTAATCTTGTCCTGCTCTTCAAGCGGGGCACGATGGTGAATTTCGTACATGATTTGTTGATAAAGATCCATAGGCATCTTATACAAGATCATCTCGTTGCAAGAAACAAAACCGGCATGCTCACCAGCTTTCACTCTTAGATGCTCAAAGCCCGGCAACTCCTCGGCTTTTACAGGTTCATAACCCATTCGCATCCGTTTGTGGATTGGGTCGTACTGATTTGTAGAAGACAACCAGCACAAATGGTAACCCGGAATTTCGGGCGGGGTCGGAAGTGCTTCTTGAAGCCACTCCGAGCGGAACATCTTACGACGCTCCTCGGAAAATGCAAAGTTGGTTTCGGGTGCATCGCGCTTACGATCATCAGCAGCACGACTTTCACGACCTACGCCAGCGTTTTTCTTGATTCTGTCATCCATCATTAGCCCCTATTCTGTTTGTTTTGACGATCCCAATCCGCAAATTTACGAATCATCTTGTTACGTTGCTCGGTGTTATCCCACATGCCAGCTTCCTTAATGGCTGCTACACGATCAGGGGTTAAGCGAAACTCATTAGATCGTACTCCACCTGATGATTCTCGCCCCGAACTAGTAACCACAGACCTAGGCCTCTGATTTCTGTTACGCTCATTATATCCTGTGTTAGAACGATGTGGTAAATATTTTTGCAAGCGGTCGTCGAGCTCTTCCCAATAATCTTCTTGCGTTGGGTCAAACCCTTCCTCAGTTAGTTTACGGTCAATTTTTTGTGCAATCTCTGAATCAAGATCTTTACCTTGCGGGTCATACCAGCCATTGCGACTCATCCAATCGGCAGCCATCTTCTGAACCATAGGGTCAGGAAGTTGGATATTCTGCTTAGGTTGTTGAGTCATTTGGCGAGTGGCATTCTCCTTAATGGTGCTTAAAGACTCCATCTTGCGTTGAGCCTCATATAGCATTTCTTGAGCTTGTACCAGTGATTCACCATCTTGTGCAGATACAGCTTCTTTCATCTTCATTTTGGCGTACTCAACTTGTACACCAGCATCGTCAATGGCTTTATCTACACGTGCTAATTCTGCGCCTGATGTTTTCTTCTCCAACACAGCCAATCTATCAGCCAAAGCATTATTCTGCTTCTTTAAAGCAGAAATGAGATGGTTGGATTCGCGTGCCTTTTCACGATGAAGTTGCTTTTTAAGCTTTCTCTCTTCTCGACGAGCTGCTCGAATAGCTTCACGTTCAGGATCATTGTCAGATATGTCATCCTTGGCATCATAGTCGCCAGAAGGACCATCATCATCGTCATCGTTATTGCTAGATTCCGAAGCTTGAGGTGAAGGCTCACTGTCAGGAAGCTGCACAACAGCAGACCCGTCAAGTTCCTCAGCCACCTGTAGTTCCAATTTCTCGGTAGGAGTCATATAGTTTTACCTTTCTGCGCTTAAACAAACGCTCTAATTGCGAGGGGGTCCCCAGTACAGGCGCCAATGAGCTCATGGTCATTAAAAAAAGTAAAAAGTGCTTTACCTTTTTGTTCACCTTGCTCAAAGTCGATTTCCCAACGATCGCCACCCCATTTTGGAACACGGACATAATCTCCAACTTTTGCCCATGCACCTTCTGGCCATGGTTCCATGGTGTCACGCTTCATAAACGCAAGCGGGCCTATGGCAACAATCTTGCCAATCATGGTGTTCCATTTTTCAGTTTCTTTTGTTTCTTCCACCAGCATAATGCCTGAAGCGGTAACTTTGTCTTTAACGGCACGAAGCTGTACCAAGACACGAGCACCGTAAGGGCGCATAAGTGGATCTACTAACGGAAACGCTTCTTCAAGCGTTTGTTCAGCGATATCATTCGACATCTCGTTTTTCCTCATCCAAAAGAGTATCAAGAATCGACAAAGCTTCTTCCAAGCCTTGGAAATGGCCAACCAAACGCTGATAAGATTCATAATTTACCGGTGTGCCAGCTTGCAACACCACAGTAATTTTTGATTGCTCAGATTTGATGCGGCCAATAAAGTCTGAAAGAGTCTTCATCAGCGACCGCGACCTGCTTTTCGCATAGGGAGTGCTACTGCGATTGTCAGACCGGGACCTTTAAGAGAACCACCTTTTTTCATGGTAGCGATCTTACCGGTTGGTTTAGGCAGAGGCTGCTTTTGTGAAGAATCCTCTATCAGTGTACGAGTTTTGCTTTCTGGCATAACTGCGCCACCTGATTTATAGCCTTTAACTCCTTTGCCTTTGGTTTGTGTAAAACCACCGGCTTCGCCCATAGCTAGGCGTTTATGCATGTTGATGTCATCAGACATTTGGTTCTCCTAATTGAGATTGTAGTTCTTGCTGCGCGGAAAGAGCAGTTCTTACTTGCTCATGCTGTAATAAAGCTGCGTCATGGGACAACTCAGCCGATTTGATGCGTTCCTGAGTAAGGTTATCCTCAGTATTTAAGATTAGATCTGTTTGCAACTTCTTCTCATTTGCTTGCTGATCTAACGCCATTTTTTGCGCCTTCAATTGCAGATCACCTTGGTCTTTTGTTGCACGACGCTGTGTCTCAGCCATTGAAGTTTGCATAAAGGCTTGTGTTGCTGGGTCTGGAGGTTGTGAACCTCTCATTTGCTGCAGCATTTGCATTGACTTTTGGATGATTAGCGGTATTTGTTCAAATGCGCCTTGCGTATCCATCATCACATGCTGCGATGAAACGGCTAAAAGCTTATCTGCATCATTTGGCAACTGCTGTTCACGCATAATATCGAACGGTCTACCTAAAGCTTGGCTTGCGTAAACATCAATTTGGTTTAGATACCATAAAGTAACGTGTTGCTTAAGGTGCTCAAGTGCTGCTGGTATGTAAGTTGGTGCAATTATGGGGTTACTACCATACATTGGGTTTTGTAGGTAATCCAGCAACACCTGAATGTGGGCTAAATGGTCCTGATGTGGGAAAGCTCCAACAGCTTTGCCTACAGTCATGGCCACATTCTCTAAAGCTGGGTTCATATCCTTAACATTCTGCGGATCTGGCAAAACTTCGTTGATATCTGGGATCTTAATTTGCTTTAGAATGCGCTTTTCAACTGAAAGACGGTTATATAAGTCCGGATTTGCCTGTGCGCGTGCTGCAAGTGCTTGAATTTGTGCGTAGCGCTGAGTTTCTGAGAAGATATGCGGGTCAGAAACCGGTACGATGTCAGAATTTCTCTCAAAATCCTCTTTTGTAACGCCAATATCTTCAGCAATATCGTTTAAGCGTTGCTCATCGAGGTACCAGCGGTCAAGACGAGCAATAACTTTAAGCACTCTCTTCTGCGACTCATGCAAACGAGCATGAATTGAGGAGAAAACCGCCGCGCCTTGCTCAATCAATGCTTGTGTAGTACCTACTGGTGCTTGAGAATTGACATCAGCTATCTTCTCTTCACTAGTAGTGACCACACCTTTGGCAGCGTCGGTTAACCAGCCTAGCAACTGGAATAAAACTGGGCTTGGTTGGTTAAATGGTATAGGCATGGCGATCTTGCGAACATCATCCACACCCGGTGCGCCTTCAATCTCAGCAATCTGTGTAGGCTCAATGGTAGTACTTTGGCCAGAAATCTTGGCACCTTTGAGCTTCAACATGGTTGGCGCAGTATTGATATGGGCGCTATCCAATAAAGCTCGTAATGCGCCGGTCAATGCAGCCGACAATCCACCAATCAAATGCGGGAAACCAATAGCGTAAGCACCACGCCATGGGATAAACTTAAACTCGATAATCCAATCCATCTTGGCCAGAGTCTCATCGCCTAGTTCCCAGTTACGATATAGGCCTACAACCTCGCGTGAAATCTCATCAATGGTTAAGATATACGGCGCACGCTCACCTTTGGAATAGTTATCATCTTCTAACTCAAGCCAAGTGTAAACGTTAAATACTCGGCGCACTCCATCGATATTATCGCTTTGTGAGCCCTTACCTTCGATCTTTTTATTGGCCTTCTCAGCTTTAGATTCTTCAGGCTCCATGCTAGCGCGATGGATCTGAATATCTAAATACAAACCTTGCGCAACACGAAGCTCAAACTCTTCCTGCGTAATATCTTGCACCTCAGTAACACGAGCTGCTGTGTAGAAGTTACCAGCCGCAAAAGGCAAATAGATATTATCAATAGGCACGAACTCTACGCATGGACGTTTCTTTTGCTCGTCGTACCAGATTTTGAAATACTGTGAGCCGCCCAATGGGATCTGAGTAAACATCTGTTCCTGCTCATCGCGGAACTCTTCAATTTGCTCAGTTAACTGCCAATTGAGAAATTCTTTTTTACGATCAGCACGTTTAGTTTTTTCCTCAGTAACCTCGCCATATAGCTTAGTTCTTACTGGGCCATCCGGTGGAAAGAGCTCCTTAATAGCTCTTGCAGCAAAGTCCACGCAAGCCTCGGCCATCACTGGGTGTACTACCTTTGAGGCGCCTTGGAAAGATGCGCCACCCGGTGCGTCATGCCCTAAGCCTGTGCGACGAATACCATCTTCATATTGCTTATCACGCTCTGATCTGGCATCTTTATCTTTATCGATAAGATCCAAATACTTGATAGCCACATTACCTAGCTCGTAAGCAGGTAATTTCTCAGCAAGGTTCTCATAGAAATCAGGCTCTTCATCTGGGCCTTTAAGGTCATCCATACGTACAATGACCGACCCATCAGGTAATTCTTCAATATTGTCATCTTCTATCTCAGCATCAAAGATGTCGTTGAACTGGTGCTCATCGTCATCTTCGTCTTCAATAGGCTCCACAAAACGATTATAGTCTTGTGGTATTGGCATTTCAGTAGCCATTACATTCTCCGAAGTTCAGCCCGCATGGCGGGAATTGTTTTTGCAATGCGCACTGTGCCGCCTTTGGCGAAGCCAACACCACGCTCACGTTGAATGTGTCGTGTGAGTAGGCGCTTTAAAAACTCTCTTTGCTCAGGCGCTAAAGCTTGTGCGTTAAATGACCAATTGCTAACACTATCAATCAATTCTGGCGTGAGCGCAATATTGGAATCACGTGCACTGCGCACAATTTGTGCAAATACGTTTTGCGCTTGCGTTGATTGCTCAATAGAAAGACGCTGCGATAATTCAGCATCTGATAAATTGCTTATGTTAGGCGTAACTGCGTTGCGCTGTGCAGGGTGTTGCATTTCCATTGCTGCTTGTTGCTGTCTTGCAGCGTCGGCAATTTGCTGTTGCGTATCTCGTAGCGCACGCACAGTCTCCTCATATTGCTCACGTAAGCCTTCTAAGTCTTGTGCTTGCGCAGGCGTTATAGTGCCATCATTCTCACGCCTAATGTAAGGTAACATTTGACGATTCCACTCTACAACATCAGAAGTAAAAGCATCATGCCGCGCATTTAAGCGCGCAAGCTCTTGTGTGTAGAAGTCTGCGGGCCGTTGTGCTTGTGTTGAAGCAACAGGCATATTGGCAGGGTGCGTAGGGTCAGGCTCAAATAGACCAAGATCCTCAGGTGGTAGTCGCACTTCAGCAGGTGGAGGTGCTAATTGCTCTGGCTCAGGCGGGAAGTACGCGCCAGGGTTATACCCTTCATTTTCCACTGCGTTAGCCAGTATCTCACGCTCTTGCGGTGTTAAGCTACCAATTCCGCCAACCTCATCATTTCTGATACGCTCTGCAAACTCTCTTGCTGTGTAATCGTTGGGGCCAAAGCTACCGTCATCAATTGAATTGTCAACAACGTCGATAAACATTTGATATAGCTCACCTACAGGCCGAGATTCTTGTTGTCGTTGTTCCAATGCGCGTGAAGGCGTGTACTCAAGATTATTAAGCACTGTTTGCGTATCCTGCGGTGCAATATCTGGGTTCTGTTCTTCTGTAAAGCGTAGCGCATACTCAATGACATCCGGGTCTAGCTCACCTGCATAATATACTGGGTCATCACGGAATGCTTGTAAAAAGTCGCGTTGCGCAGAAAGTGGGCTCTCATTTCTTTGTATAGCGTCGTATATTACAGTTTCTAACTGACCCATGATTTCAGTATGCAGCTCATTTGCGTCATCCAATTGCCCAGGAGTTAAACGGCGGCGCATATCAGCTGTGGATTCAACGTTAAATCTAGGTTGCGCGGCGGGTGCAGATGGCGTATCGTCCATCGCCCCTGCAACAATCTCATTGAATTGCTTTTGGGTTACAAAGCGAGGCAGCTCTACAAAGTCAAAATCCAAGCTTCTAACGTCAGCAGGGCTCATGCCTTGTACTCTTTGACTTAGTGTTCGCATATCTGCAGGCATCTGCGTATCATACACACCGGCATGTCTTTGCATATCAGAGCCTGAGCCTACGATTATATCTGCTTTAGAATTTAAATACGCAGCAATGCCTTCACTGTATGCGCGGTCAATAGCGCCATTGCGATAGCCATTAACCCAACTTACATTGTATTTCCCAGGCGCAGATGCACGTTGCAGACGTATTGTAGCAGCAGGGTACCCAGTTGTGCTATCTCGTACACTGGCTAATTTTACGCCATTATTATAGAGTTCTTCAGTGTATGTTGAAGTTTGTTTACCTTCAATTGCATTAGGGTTGCGCTCGCCTGTTGTGATGTCAATTAGTGGCTCATGTCTTTGCTGCTTACCAGTAAGGAAATGCTTTTTAGTATCTCCCGCGGTTCCACCCTCAGTAACACAATGGTCAAGAATTGTAGTATCTGCGGCCAAGTCTCTGTACGCTTGCTCTCTTGGTGTATTGGCATCAAACTCAATAACAGCTGTATTATAGAAATGCATATCCAATGGCACCTGTTGTACTCGTTCTTGTAGAACAGTATTGACATTGGTAAGAAATGTTTGCGCAGCTTTTTCTTCTGCTATTTCTCTAAGTCGGCGCTTATCAAAATGCTGTTGAACATACTTATCAACCGTTAAGCCTTTTAACTTCTCAACAGGTATCTTACCTGTAAGGACGTCGTTATAAAAGCTACTCACCATATCATCAATACCTAACGCGCCCAATGGGCCTTTCTTCAACTCAAAGGCAATAGAACTAGGTGGGGCTTTAGTAAGTGATGGGTAGAACGGCTTTTCCGCCTCGGGCAATTCGTTTAATATGCTGCTTACAAATCTTGGCTTTACGGAAGAATCTGCAAGGGTTTCGTAATCTTGAGCAATACGCAAGTTGGCCATATCTTTGCGAAGCTTATTGCGCTCAGCAACTTTGGCGTTGTATTCACGCATGAAATCGTTATACCCAGGGATGACATCATTAAATGAGCGCCCTTGCATTTGCTCTGGAGGAGGCAATGTCGCATCTAATTCCGCTTTGCGAGCATCAAGCGCATTAAGCTCAGCATTAACAACATCTAGCCTATTGCCAACCGCATGAAACTCTGGCATGAATTCGCCTACTTCAGAAAAGCCTCCTGATATTCTATTTGTGCGCGCGGTATCTGATCTTGATTCAGCGAACCCTTCTAACGTTGATGCCGGCGTAAGCGTAACGCCTTGTCTTGCCTTTTGCAATAACGGGTCGGCGGCAGTGCCTAATCGAGTATCTAAGTAATTCTTAAACGTACTATTCAACCAATTAGACGCAGCTGCGTGGCGATTGGCATGCTCAGATGGTGGCACCAACATACCGCCTGATTGCTCTATTGCAGCCTTGCCTTCATCAGTCTTAAAGAAATCCTCATACATACCTAATAGCTTTTGATCGCGTATTGTAGGCTTATTTCCAATTTGGAACGCTGCAAACAACGCGTCATCGCCACCTTCGCCATAACCTACAGGAACTTCTGGATATATCTCTTGAAGACGCCCGGTGATGTAGTTATTAAGTTGCCTTTTTACTACAACAGGAAGCGCAGCGCCTCGCTGAGAAGGCAACCGATGTGAATCCAAGTCGGTATACCTATTCAACAATCTCTTATTGTCTAGCTCTGCAACTGACGCAACCTCTGAAATAATACTTGTGATTGGGTCAACATAAAACGGATGGGTCGATGTATCTGAAGTACGAGTAGGCTGTATTACTCTTGTGCCCTTATCAGGCCGCACGGCGTACATGTTAGTCTCAGGCGCAATGCTACCGAATGTTGGAGTGCCTGTTACCTCTTGGCGGCGCTGCAATACGTTAGCCCAATCGTCCATAAGCGCTTGAGCCTTGGCGCCTACAGTTGGCTTACCTGTGACTGGGTCAATACGCTTAAAGCCAGTCTGCGCAGCTTGGAAGTCAGGCACCACGTCGCCTAATTGTGTAGCCAATCGTGCTGCATCACCAGATAAAGCTCGTACATCTGACGGCACCAACATAGGGCGTTGCGGCATACCTACAACACTTTCAACCACGCCACCTCGTATAGGCCAAGGCGGTAGCTTACTTGCCTCAAAGGCTCTACCTACGTTAGATGCAAAGGCTTCGCCTTGTGGCGTTTGCATTGGGGCCATGTTCTTTTCAAGTAGCGCATTAAGCTCAGGCACAGAAGTCTGGCGCTTAAGCATAGCCTCAATGGGAGTACGCACCATCATCTGCATGGGGTTACCTACCAAGACATTGGTTACATCGTTAAGCTGTTGTGGCAACGAAGCTATGTCTGCTTGGAGCTCAGCAAATCGCTTATGAGTCTTTGCTAATGGGTCTTTGAAATTGGCTGACCTCATGGCATTAAGAGCCATGCGCATCTCATCCATGTTGGGGATGTTGCCATACGCCGGATTCGGCGTAGGTATCTGCATGTATGCAGGGTCTGGAATTACGCCCCTTGCAGGCTTCTTCTGAGTGTAAGTAGGCTCATCACCGGGAACGTAATTACCTAGCGCATCATACGGCATACGGGTTCACCCTCTTAGGTCGGGTTTCATCAATGTACTGACTCTCGTCATTGTATACCGGATCGATATCTAAGAATCCCATATCACGTAAAATTCTTAGGGCTTGAGTCGTTGCGTCAACCAAGTCATCGTGTCGCACCTCGGGGAAAGAGCAGAGCTGGCTGATCAAAGGCTCAACCCAATCACGAGGGTAGCCTTCCTTCTTGGAAGACTCAGGTACGTAGATGCGACCCCGCTTGATGATTGGTGCCACGATATTAAGACGCTGCATCTTATCGGCCATGCCCGGGTTATAGCTTCTCACAGGTACACCAGCACGCTGCAGATCTTGGATCAGGCTGATACCGGCTGACTTATCTTCGATGAGTACAAGGTCGACCTTCTTTCCGCTTCCAAACTCGTTATCATCTCCATAAATCGACTTAGACTCCTCAATCACCTTAGGTCTCAGGTCAGGATACTGCAAGTATTCCTGCCAACAATCAACAACCATAGCGCCAAGTGGCTTATCTTCACTCGGCTTAAAGATGCCAAGCACCACACACGCAGTCGGGTCGTTCTTTGTCTTGTCTGAAGTGGCGCAATCGTAGGACTGAATTACGTATTCAAACTTAGGTAACGCTTTCTCAGCAGGCCAGAGTTTGAACCAATCACGCTTAACGATGCCGGCTTCTTCAGGGTCGATGATCTCGGCGTAGATCTCTTGGCGCCCTAGCTTGGTACCTTCGTATTGGAGAATTTGTTTTTGGAATGTTGGGGCGAGGTTCTGGATGTTGTCGTAGGTGCTAGCTGTGGTGTATACCACATCCTTGCCATCTCTTGCCACCAGATCAATAACTAGAGGCTTTGGCTTAGGTGTTGTGGTACATATCAACCGTGGGTGCTTACCTAATCGCATACCAAACTGCAACATGTCCCATGCGTCATCAAGGTAATCCCATGCAGCCAATTCATCGAGCCAGCCACGATGGAACTGAGGTCCGCGGAAGCGATCAGGCTCAGATGCAGGAATGCCTTTGATGATCGACCCATTTGTGAGAGTTAATTCGTGCAAAGACTTCGTATATGACTTGATGAGGATGTTGGGGATCACGTTTAGCAGCCCTGACTCACCCTCAAAGCAAACATCACGCACATCACCGGACGTTGGAGCTGATACTAATGATCGTGTATTAGGGTTGGTCCACGCTTCCCACCACACCCATTCAGCTGCGCACCGAGTCTTGCCTGCGCCACGCCCAGCAAGTAGAAGCCAAATATCCCACCAATCGCCTGAAGGAGGTACTTGGTGCCTATTGGCTGCGATCAACCACTTAAGGCGAGCTAAGGTAGCCGCTTTGTGTTCAGGGGGTAGTTTGTTGAGATCAGGGCCTTTGCGAATCTTCTCCGCAAACTGCTCACTCAGTTCCGGACTCAGCATCTGATTGACGCACAGCCAAGAGCTCAGTTAGTAAATGCCCAGTAAAGTCGTGCATGTGATCGACTTCAATCGGCCCATCATTTTTGCCTGTGACTTCCATCTTGGAATTCTCACGATACTGCTCGGGGAACCGAGCCGCCATGCTCCTTGACCAAAGACCCGTGTTGATCTTCGGCCCACCCGGCGTCTCGATCATGTGATTCTCGGCTAATGACTCCCAGTACGCCAACGCATCTTGTCGTGCAATTGCCAAGGCGGACTGAAAATCTTCGTGAACAGCTTCCCATTCTTTGAGATTGCTAGGCGTGATGCCAAGCTCTGATGCGATAGCCCAACGTGACTTACCCAGTTTGCCAAGCTCAATGATCTGCTCGCAATACGCAGGGTCGTATTTGCTAGGGCGGCCTAAGAACTTCCCGTTCTTTGATGGTGTTTTCGTAGTCATGAAATGATTGTAAACATAAAATTGGATGGTTGTAAACTTATATGCTGAAGAGGCTCAGGTTACAGTTCGGGTTACATCTACCTCGAAAACTATATAGATATGTGTATATATAATATATATTCCTAATTTTTATTTTTACTGTAACTACTGTAACCATGTAACTAAGTAGGAGTACCAACGCATCTGGAGTTACATCAAAGTTACAAGTTACAGTAAAAATGGTACTTTATAGCTCAATTTCTTTCTTTATTGCTTCTTCAGTAATTATCGCAATGTCATTCAAAGATGCAGTTACAGCAACGTCTCCCGGCCGTGGTGTAACCACAAAAACTGTATACCTAGAAGTTTTGCCATGCACTTTGATCACCTTGCTTGGTTCAACTTCACCTTGTGATTCGAGAGCTCTACGAATATATTGAGTCTTAGCTTTTGAATCATAGCCCCACCGTTCGCATAAAATTGAGAGCTGAGTAGCGGTGAAGGCAGCTGATCCCTTGCAATGTTCACGTGTCCAGTCAGTAAGTTCTTTGGCAAAAGCTTCAAGTGGACTCTTGCTGAGCTCAATAGCTTTTTGTTTGTACTTGGTCATTGGCGCTGGTGCGTAGGGGTCAAAGTCCGCTACATCACGACTCATATACCAATCAAGGACAGCTGAGAATCCGGCTCCATTATTAGCTCTTGCCCACTTCATCATACTGCTAACACGTTCCAAGATATCTTGTTGGCTGAAGGTGGGGCACTTATAGATAGCTTCACGACGGCTGCTTGCGCCCATGTGAGTGATGTAGGGCTTGTTGGAAGTAAAGACGTAGTTCACATAATTCTTAACAGTATACTGAGCTCCATACTTGTTGTTGATGGTGATTTCTTTGCCTGTGATGAGATTCTTTAGTTTGGCTGAATGATCTTCTCTATCGGATGATGGTTCATTCACAACGACAAAGATCTTTCCTCTCATGCCACCATTGAAGCTGGAGAACAGGTCGTCGGGGCCAAGTGTAGCAGCAGGAGCATTCTCACCAAGACCCATCATCTCTGCAACAAATTCAGGGATTGCTGACTTGCCCATCCCCTCCATGTCGTGGATGAATTGTGGGGTTGTGTTGTTTCTTCGCCACGGGTATTGGATAACGTTGGCGACCCAGTCGTGCCAGTAGTCGACAAACGAAGGCTCAGACTGAAAGAAATATGCACAAAAATCCAAATAAGGACTAGGATCGCTAGGTATCGGTTCATAAGCCCAATTTTTAAAGAGGTTATACTTTTTATCTGGTGTTATTTGCAAGCCTTGAAACTCTGGGTACATGCCAATATGCTCAAGCTTGCAGCAGCGTGGCCATTTTTTATACTCATCAAGTAATGGAATGTCCTTGTTAGTAACATTTCCACGGCTATTTGTATTGACCTGAGTGAAATAGTGCTGCGCGCTATCAATTTTGGCCTTATTCCAGTTAAGGATCAGGCCATCTTTTAATCTTATGACATCACCATTGAAAAGAGCGTATTGAGTTTTGAATTCATATAGCTTAGTTTCCATGGTGTCAACACCGTTCATCACGGCCGAGGTAGCTGTGAGCACCGAGCCAAGCTCTCCACCATTAAGTATATGGTCATCAATGGCGTATTTACTTCCTTTGCCTTGGCCGAAGCGGCCGACTCGGCAGAGATGTACCACAGCCCCAAGTCCGCGTAGTGTTACTGCAAGCTTAGTCTCAGCCATGCCGACCTGCTCATTAGGCTCACCATCTTCTCCTGCGCCATCGTAATCGAAGATGATATAGACCTTGCGATGCTTCTCGGCGAAACTGGTTTTGCGGTGCCAAGCGATTTGCATTAAATCTTTGTGGAGAGGAAGACCTGACTTGTCAGTCCAGCTTGTCACACCGGCTAGGCCGATGGGTGCGTAGAGTAATGTGTCAGTGGTAACTTTCTTAAGAAGTTGGTAGGCTTTAAATTCCCCCTCGGTAATAATGATGGGGATATCTACTTCCTGTGCTATACTTTTCCAATTGGCGCCGGGTGGAAAGTAGATATGAGACCCAGTAGCTCGAGCCTGTGAGTACTTCATCTTGGTCTTTGGGGCCAAGAGCCTAACACGATTAAAGCCGGTGAGTTGGCCTTGTAGATCGTAATAAGGTAGCTTTACGGACCACTCTTTTGTGTGGCCAAGGAGCTTGTGAGTATCTTCTGGAGGTAATAATTCTAGGCCGAGAAGGGCAAGATCTTGATCCTCGAACTGTCTGTCTGCTATGAAATTGGTGTATAA